CGGGTTTTTATCGTTTATGCCGACAAGGAAATAAATCGAACATATCAGATCATCGTCTTCCCCGTTGATCTGTTCTTCGTCCAGGCATACCAGGACATAGGGGAAATGTTCATCGTCATTTTTCCCTTTCTTCGCCGGTAAGTTCTGCGGATAGACATTGAATTTCATATATTCCCCGTCGTTATTGACCGAAGTATAATTTTTCAATTCTTCCTTCACTTCTTCGACAAGCGCCTTTTGAAGAAGAACGTCCGTCTGCAAGGTTCAATCACCCCTTCCGTAAAATATTATTGATTTCCGCGTCGATTCTCTTTTGAAGCGTTTCAGACGCTTCTTTGTTGATTTTTGACATAATTTCTTCATTTTTTATCATTTGTGGTATTGATGGGCCGTAAAGCTGTTTAAGCGGAAGCCTATTTTCAGATTTTCGCGTCCATACACCCGTATGATCGCTTGCACCTTCCTTTTTACTGCTATTTTTCATAATAGCAATAAATGATTTTGGATCTCCGTCAAGTGGTTTCAATCCGCCAGATTTTTTGACGGCGGCTTTATACACCCTAGGGCTATATTTCCCCTTTTTTGTACGCTTGACCTGTTTTTTAGGGCTAACCTTAAACTTTGATAGCGCTATACCATCGCCGCCAGAAATTGCTATGGCTTTTAATCTTCCCTTTGACGCCTTCACGGTTTCTATGGAATCTTTCACGTCAGAACTCGAAATATAGTAACGGGCAGACGTTTCCTTTGCCATATTTTTTCCCACGTTCTGAATCGCCCGATTGATCGCCCTGGATAATACAAGCGGCGTTTTGCTTTTAAAATTCCCCAGCCGCTTTTGTACTTCTTCAACGCTTGTAACCTTGATTTCGGAATAAATCAACTTTCATTCCCCCTCAAAATAATAGTATAGCCGCCGAAGTCTTCCAGAATGTTTCCGATCGGATATGATTCACCGTCAAAGTCTATGATCTGCCCGATAACCGGTTCGGAATCCAGATACTTTTTCAGGATAAAAAATAGTTTTGCGTCTTCAAATATCCCGTCAGAATCAGCATTTTTCCCCAGGTTCAGCGCTAAAAGCGTGTCGTTATCAACAACAACCGGTACTTCTTTCCCGTCTATGTTGTGTAACTCGGCGAACTCATTCATGTTAAAGAATGTACTGTCAAAATCCTTTTCTAACTGATCTTTGAACGAACGCATTTCAAACGCCCTCGCCTTCTCCGTCTTCCTGGCTTTCCCCGGCTTCCTGGCCGTCTTCTCTCTCTCCGATCTGTTCTTCCTGGTAGTTGATGATTTCTTCCTGAAGGATCTTGACGCTTTTTTCCTTCCATTCTCCCAGGTCATAGCCGATAGACGCGGCATAGGCGACCAGATCTTTTTTTGTTCGGATCTTCCTGATTTCGTCTTCACTCTTTACCGCGCCGGGATCCATTTCGTCGAAGCCTTCAAATTCTTCGTCTTCGTCGTCTTCATCGGTAACGACTTCCGGCACATCTGCCAGTTCGACGAACTTCTTTTCTTTCAGGAACGCCAGATCAGCCGAAGAAATATCGGCCGGAAGGATAGAACCCGGCCGATACTCTTTTCCGTTTGACATTAAAGTTACTTTTGTTCTATATGCCGCCATACATTAAGCCCCCTTTTTTACATAAATGACCGCCCAGGACGCCACGTCGAACGGGCGCGGAAGCGGCCTTGAAGTCAGGCGAAGCATTTCCACTTCGTTGTTTTCATCGGCCCAGCGCTTCGGAACAAGTTTTCCTTCGTAGCTATGCCACTTTTTGTCTTCCATCTGCGTAACAAGGCCATATTCGATCTGCCCTTCTCCGGCGGAATGACCTAAAAGAACGGTTCCTTCCGGGATCATCGCTTCTTCGTCGCCTTCATCGTTCAGGAACCATTCATCGTAAGTATAAATGTCAAGATCCAGCTCCGCGATTCTTCCGTAAAACGTCAGCGCCGGATCCACGACGCGCGGTTCGATCACGACATTTTTCAGTTTCAGAAGGTTCATAGCCTTTTCGATGAAAGGATTCGTGATAAAGTCCTCGACCACATCGGAAGAAAAGATTGCAATATCCGGCGCCCGGCCCGTATCCTTTATGATCCGCTTGCGAAGCCGGCGAAGAAGTACAAGGGGATCTACCGTCGCAAGCGACCACTGTTCATTTGCCGCCAGTACGACGATATTATCGAAGCCAAAGTCGATCTGAATATCGACGCCTTCGTCCTCGTCCACGACGTCGATTTTCCCTTCAAAAAGAATCTGCCGGCACATCCACTCTTTTCTTCTGGCGATCGCTTCTTCCATATCGGTCAAATCTTTAGACAGAAGTTCGTCTTCCCTTTCTTCCGGCGTCCTCTGCGAATAGATATTCTCGCCGATCGCGCGTTTGGTAATGTCGTCGATTGTCAGCGCTCTTTCCGGCGCGATCTTCGGCGTCGTGAACTGATTCGTCCTGAATCCCTGGCGCTTGATAACCTTTCCGCCCTTCCTGGGACTTACGAAAGGCGCCATGATTCTTTTCCCCTTGCGGACGTCAAATTCCACCTTTTCGGTTACATGGGTTTCTTCACCGGGGAAAAAGGTCTTCTGCAAAAAAGTCCTTACGGGCGGCGTCTGATCGAGCGCGTCCATCATTTCACGTGTAGTATAATCAGGCATAATAAAACCCCCTTTTAATAATTCTGGACGTTACGAAGGAACAAAGAAACGTCCCTCATATCGTCCTCGTACTTGTCAACGGTTGCATTTTTCCCGGATTCGTCCGTTCCGGTCACGATCACCGCGTCACGATTGAAAACGCCGGTATGATAACATACGGCCGGAATATTGTCGCCGGCGGCGTCGGTTCCGGTGTCGGTGTCGTCTGTAAGGATTCCGAAGATCTTCCCTTTTACTTCTTCCGTCTTTGCGGTTTCACCGCTTCCGGTTGTTATGGTTGCCCCGGCAATATAGCCGGCTTTTTCAGATCTGATAATCAGGGAACCGCGCTTCAAAATGCCCTGGCCGGCTTTCAATCCGATTCCTTCTTTCAGGATCGGGAAATCAGCGGAAGCGATCAGGGAATCAGGCGTAAATTCTCCCGTCTGTTCAAACATTTTCATTATTTCTTCCCCCTTCTTTTATCTTTTCCCAGGGCGGCCGCAAGGCCGTTGACCTTTGCTTCTTTTTCCGCCTTCACTTCGTCTTCTTTGCCGGTTCCGGCGTTCGGTGTAACTCCGACGGAAGAAGCGCCGGAATTTGCCAGATCATCGACTATATTATTTAACGTCTGCTGTCCGGCCTTGTTGTTTGCCTTCATCTGGGCCAGCGCAAGATCAGCGGCGGAAATCGGTTCATCATACTTCGCCCGTGTCAGCACGTCGTCAGGAATCCCGGCCGCGATTTCGTCGATCGCTTTCAGGCGTTCCCGTTCCGCTTTCACCGCGTCCGCCACGATCTGATCGACAAATTCGGGATAGACGCTTTTTAAATGCGCGGCGTCAGTAATAACCGGCGTCGTGTTTTTGGTTGATTCTTCACCCATGTTTTCATTTCCTTTCTGAATTGTTTTATTTGAAAAAGTTCCTTTGTCTTTCGGCGGCGTTATCGAAAGAGCCTGAACCTTTTTCCGAATGTTTTCAGGGACGGCAACTTCCAGATAGTTTTTAAAACTACACGGAACCCCGTTCACCGTGAACCGGTTAGAAAAAATATTGTCCTGGAATCCGGTTTCTATCACTTCATCGCAAAAACCGGCGTCAACTGCTTCCTGGCCCACATACCACGATTCGGCGTCCATTAACTGATTGATTTCTTCTTCCGTCTTATCAAGGCGTTCCATATACGCGGTTGCTATGCTTTTCTTTACCTGATCCGTCACGTCTGCCAGCTTCAAAAGGTCTTCCGACGTATAGGAACCCCAAAGGGATATTGACGGATTGTGCGCCATAAGGATCGCATTTTTAGCGATTTTCCGCTTGTCACAAGCCATTAAAATAATAGTTGCGGCGCTGGCGCAAATCCCGATAATCGTTCCGGTGATCGTTGCTTTATTGAGAATCAGCGCGTTATATATC